AAACTAGCATTTTCAGACACAATCGCGCCCGCTTGTACTTGAAATGATCTAGTCTCACATCTAGCGCCTTCAATCTGTGCAACGATCTTATTTTCTACTCCATCATAAACAACGATAGTGAGTTCAGGGAAGTTTAGAACGTCAACAGTTTGCCCCTTTGGCCAAATGCCTAAAGTTCTAAGAGAACGACCGCTAATTCGTACTAAGTCGCAACGAACATCAACAGTTCTAGAAGTCGCAATGATTTCTTCAGAATCGAGATTGCCTAGCACATTTACACGCTGTAAAGTGTGATTTTCGTTTACGCTAATACCGGTAGCGAACCCCGCTTCAACTTGGCCGGTTGCTGTGTTAAAATAGAGCTTTGCTCTTGCACCACTAAAAACTTTTTCCATTTTCTAAGCTCCTTTAAAATCTGCTAACGCTGGCGGTGATAGAAATAAAGTTCAAAGGTTCAACAGCTGCTACGGTATAATTTACTTTGAGCGTATCGCCTAAGTTCTCTAAGACTATGTTTTTATATGCTTTAATAATACCATCTGTTACTTGTTGATCGAGACGGGCCGAAACGATACCTTGGATTCTTGAACTGGTGATATTTAAATTACGATCGCCAATATACAAATCAAGCGCGTTTCTAAGGTCTCTAACGCTAGTATTGATACTTTCATTCGCTGAAACTTCTGAATAAACAGGATTGTCATCTTTGATCCATGTAGTCACAGATCGTTCAATGCGCCACCCTAAATTATCAGAAGTTAACGCGCAAATACCGGCCTTGATTGCGTCTGTTACATCTCTATTAGCAATCCAAGCGCCGAGAACATCGACCACGTCGGGGCGCTTTCTAGTGAGAGGCGTAGCAACAGGCGTACCGGCTTGCATAGCTGCACAGATCAACGCAAAATATTTAGGTTCAAGTGTTTGAATGATGCCTTGAGGGTTAGTCACTTTTACACTTTGACCAACTAAAGCAATGTTTCTATTATTGAGCGCTTTAACCCAATTGTTCTTTAAGTCAGTAATTGATTGATTAGCACTGGCACCAACCCAACCATTTCTTTCACTACCTGAAAGCGCCGCTTTAGTACAATGTTTCAAAATTTCTTTATGGACATCAACATCACTTGAGAAAGGGACAACAATTTGAATATCGCTTGTTTCGATGAGCGCAAGCGCATCAGTCCAATCACTAAGAACTACGCTTGATTGAGTACCACCGGCCAAGAAAGTACCTGTAATATTTGTAAAATCATCACAAGCAATAGTTCCAACACGAATCAAAGATGCTACTTTAGACGCACGCAAGGTAGTAATTAAATCTTGTAGATTCGCTGTTACGGCTACTTCTACGCCCTTGATATTTTGTACATTTCTGAAACCATCTAACGTGGTCGAATTGTATGATTTAGATGCTAAGTAGTTTGCTGTGAAATGATAATCATTGCTCGCTTGATTTACAAAGTCTACAACGTCGCTCACTGTTTCAAAGGTTGATAGATCAAGATCGAACGCGACGCCGTCAATTGTGAGAACAAGGCCGGCCTTAGCTGTATTTGTAATGGTTAACCCGTAAATTTGAGAAAACAGATTACTTGTTACCTTAGTAGTATTGCTAAGCGTAATCGTTTGTGTAGACTCTACACCATCTACATTATAACCACTAATTACAATTACTACATTCCCTGTTGGCGCTTCATCCAATTGAAAACCTAAGCCCGATACTGTTTTCATATCGGTAACATTTATAGGCGCGCTAGCATTATTTGAATTAAGATCAACGGTCTTAGTCCAAGTAATTACTAGATTACTTGTATCGCTAAGATCAAGGCTTGCGGTTGTTAGGGCTGTACCTGTGTACTCAAAAGAACAAACATCGCCACTTGTCACATTTAAATACTCTTCTGCAAGTCCATTACGATTTAAAGTCACATCGAACGCCCCATTAAAAGAACAAGTTAAATAACTATTGCTACTCTTTGCCCCCCATACGGAAGCTTCAAAGGTTGCCACTGTGTCCGCGTTGTCATTTACTAAATTGTATTTAGCTTGTGCGCAAGTTTGCACATTCAAAATAGTAAGCGAATTGACGCCGGCGGGTACACGATCATCTACGCTAGGGGCAAAGGCTAGTTTGCCTAGTAGCGCTAGTTCTTTGTCTGTGCTGTCATAATCCCTTAGCGCTCCGGCGCTTGTAAAGGTTAGCGGATTGTCAGCCTCAAAACTAGGAAAAGCGCCGACTAGGCAAACGTTGCCTGTACTTGTGTTTTGACCACCTAAAGCGCTTGCGTCAATTGTCGCATATACGCCTGGTTTGTAGATTCTTAATCCATTTAGATTTAAAGAACTGGGCATGTGTAAACTCCTTCATGTTTCTTTTCTATTATAAAATAAATAAAAGTTTCATGTTTGATTTTTTATTCTGTTTCGGGTGATACTCCACCCCGAATATTATTCTTTTCTTGATCACTTGCTAAAACAAGAATATTATCAATGTTTGAATATGTGGGTTGATCCCCAAATTCAGCCTCTTTTGTAAGCTTAATCGCGACTGGATAACTGGCGCTAAAGTTCATCTTGCGAACATAGATCCCTAATTCTTCGCTTGATAGTTCTTCTTCTGGATCTAGTAGCGTTGTACCCTCATAGGCTGTTTGAGAGTACCCCGCCTTCATGATCGCCCTTGCGCCTTGCTCAAATGCTGCACGTAGTACAATGAAATAAATTCTTGCAAGTTCGGGGGATTTAGCAAAGATGACCGCTTGTGCATTCTCTGAAACATTGTAGCCAACCACCATTCTACCATCATTCGCACGATACTCAGTCTTGCCCATGAACTTTTCTTGTACATCTTCTTGACCGGTCAAAATCGTAATCATAGGCGCTTGCGCTGTACCTTGTGCATATCTTGCACGAAATACGGGTTTTTGTGCAATAAAAAGAGAAAACCACTGTTCAAGGGTAGCATCATTGAGGCCAAAGAATAGCGCTTTAAAATCGTTCTTGTTTTGAAGATAGTACTCAAAACCATTGTGAAGCGTTTCTAGTAATAATAAATCAAACATTTAGACTCCGTATATATAGTTAATCATTTGTGGAAGTATCCTAAAAATACGATCGGCGAGATGCAATGGCGCTATTCCTGGATGCATCCATTTTGGGGGTTTTTGGTCAATTGTCATCCTACGCCAAGTAATATACCCGCTTGTTTGTATTACTGGCTTGCCTTGTTTATTTGAATATGCGCTAGCCTGTCTCCTCATACCGGCGTAAATATCAACAGCATGATGAGGCGCCTTTTTAGGAACAAGCCCCCTAGGTAGTTGATTACCTTTAGCGCCGCGGGGGCTGCCTTGAGGCGTAACATTGTGGGCATTTGCATGAAAAGAAATCATAGGCGCCAATTTCTTTGCTTTCTTATAGATATCGGGGTTTTCTGCTTGAAGCTTCTTAGCACTCTTTTTAAAGGGCACATTTAAATATAGATTGCCTTTTTTATCCCGTCTTATGTTTCTAGTTTTCTCTTGAAGCATAAATTTGCGCATATCATAAGGCCCCGTAGTACCGATTCCCCCTGGCCCCATTCCTAATTCATACATAAGGGCAAGTGTTGCGCTTTGTCCTGGTTTTGGCAAAGAAACAGATATTCCCTTTTCATCTGCTTGATTGATTGATAAAGATCTTAGATAACTTTGTTGTACAGAACCTTTAAGGGCGCTTCTTGCCTCCGCTGACCATTCCGCAAGAATCATGCTAGCCAATTGTCTTGATCGTTGTTTTTGATCTTGTTTACTAAGTCCTAAGCCCTCAATCAAATCTACAAGAGATAAGCGCTTAACATTAACCATTTAAACCAACCCCCATAAATTCTAAGGTTGCTTTACATTGAACTGGCATCAATCTAATTTGTTCATCAATACTCTTGCGAACATATCTTGAATCTCTGTGCGTATGCGGGTTATCGGCTACATAGTATCTAGGATGACCATAATAAGAAATAGAGAAACGAACGCCAACCGCCGGCGCTTTGCCATTTAGATCCCCTTTAGTAAAATCAATGTCTCCATCTTGATTGACTTCAAAGTCTGTCCCTTCAATGAGTGAACCATTGAGCACGCCTAAACCTGTACTATTTGCAACATGTAGATGAAGGACTCTAAGCGTTGTTGCCCCGCCTTGTGTATCTAGTACACGAGGAACAATAGGATTCCTAAGAGATTGTACCGCGCCGGCCTTTCGTGTCTTTGTCTCTTTAAAAATC